TCAGAAATTGGAGGATTGCTTAATGGAGGGTTATGTTATTACTATTCTTGGCGGACTGTTACTATCATTTTTCACTTTTGAGTTAGGATATAGGATTACTGGAAAGAATAAAGTATCTGCTGATACTTGTAAGGAAAGGCGTGAAGCGTGCAATGCTCTTGTCTGTCAGAAGATAGACGCTCTTCACATTGAGATGGTTGATATAAAAACCTATGTTCAAAATTTGAACAGAGAGTAATTAAAAGATGGCCCAGAAGAAATTATACATAGCAGGCTTTGGTCCTTACTTCTATGATGATTCTATTCCTATTGTAGATCCTGATGGTGATTTTGTAGGATATAATAGGAGTGGGATTCTTACTGATGGGCCTGCTATTTATAGCGGAGGAGGATCTACTAGTGGCGCTACTGGATCTTTTAGTGTAGTTTCTGACATAAGAAACAACGCAGGTACGATTGAAAAGAAGACCAGGACTATAACAGTCTCTGGTGGGCATGTAACTAGTGTCGGGACTGAGTCTGCTTGGACAGCGATATAGGAGATAGATATGCCTTATATAGTTAGTGGTGCTGCTAATAACTCAATTTCTAAAGCTCTAGCAGATATTGACAATGCTGAGTTTAAGTATGACTATCCAGGAGGTTTGAAGCTTAAGCCTGGGAGTGAGCTTCATAATAAGATAGTTGATGAGGTTATGCGCAGAGCCAGAGAAAGCTATGAGGCTATTTCTTCTCGTCATCCTAGCTGGAGGAGGATGGATCAGGTCAATACTTCTTATAAATATGTAGATGATACTGAGGAGAAGATTCAGGATAAGGATGATAGGAAGCCTGTATCTATCCTCTTCCCTTATACCTATGCAGTGAGAGAGACTCTCTTAACATATCTTGTGACTGCGTTCTTTCAAGATCCACTCTTTACTTATGAGGGTGTTGGAGATGATGATGTTGTAGGAGCAAAACTCCTTACACTTCTTGTTAGAATGCACTGCATGAGGAATAAGATTCCTCTGGCTCTACATACTATGTTTGGTGATTCTCTCTCATATGGCATAGGCCCTGTAAGCCCTGGGTGGACTAGGAGGAGAGGTTCTAGGATAAAGGAAGTTACAGGGTCTGCCTTTGATCTTGAGGGTGTAGAGGTAGCTGGGGAATCCATTAAAGAGTTTGTGAAAGGAATAGTTTTCGAAGGAAATGATCTTGAAAATATAGATCCTTATCGATACCTTCCTGATCCTAACGTAGCATCTCATAAGATCCAAGATGGAGAGTATCTTGGATGGTGGAGACAGAGTGATTATATGAAGCTCCTTAATGAAGAGTCTATGGATGAAGGATGCTTTAATATAAGATATCTCAAACTCCTAAAGAATAAACTTTCATTTCTCAGTGGGGATCCTTCTGACAGGAATAAGAAGGAGAATAGGCCTGATCTTAGGTCTAGTGTGAATACTAATAAAATAGACGTCATTCCTATGTATATAGATCTTATTCCTTCTGAGTGGGGTTTAGGAAAAGGAGATTATCCGGAAAAGTGGTGGTTCGAAGTAGCTGCTGATTCTATCGTTATTAGAGCTGAACAAATGCAGCAGCATCATGGAATGTTTCCTGTTGCTGTAGCGTGTCCTGACTTTGATGGGTATACAGCTACTCCTATCTCAAGACTTGAGACTCTTTACGGTCTGCAGCATACTCTTGATTGGCTCTTTAATTCTCATATAGCGAATGTTCGTAAGGCTATTAATGATATGATAGTATATGATCCCTGGATGATCAATACTAATGACGTGAAAGATCCTAAGGCTGGGAAGCTTATTAGGACAAGGAGACCTTCGTGGGGGAAGGGTAAGGTTACTGATTATATCTCACAGCTCGGTATTACAGATATTACAAGGACTCATCTTGCTGATTCTAACTACATCGCTGAGTGGATGCAGAGGCTTGTAGCTGCTGATGACTCCATGATGGGAATGACTAGAACCTCAGGCCCTGATAGGCTTACTGGACAAGAGTTTCAGGGTACTAGAGGGAGTGCTCTTTCAAGACTGCAGAGACTCTCAATGATGATTTCTCTTCAGGCCATGCAGGATATAGGATTCTTCTTTGCATCTCACGCACAGCAGTATATTACAAAAGAGACTTATGTTCAGGTATTAGGAGATCTTCCTGAGAAACTTGCTGCTGAATATGCAGGAGGAAAGACTAGACTAAAAGTCTCTCCGAGCGACCTTTATATTGAGTATGACGTTATTCCTCGTGACGGTAGTATTCCTGGAGGGAATTTCTCTGAGTCATGGATACAGCTCTTTAATATCATAGGGACAGATCCTGAGCTTCGTCAGATGTTTGATGTGCCTAGGATTTTCATTCATATAGCTCGTGAGCTTGGAGCTAAGAATGTGGAGGATTTCAAAAAGGCTGTAAGTCTTACTCAGCCTAAGGTAGTTCCTGACGAAGTCATTGAGAAAGAAATGGATAAGGGGAATATAGTTCCTACTGGAGCGTGAGATGAAAGCTAAAGAACCAGATCTTAAGGATCTTATTAGAAGTAGTCTTGGGTCACTAGAGAACTTTGAGCAGAGTACTATATGGGAAGATATAGTTAGGATCCTTGATGACTGGGAAGAAGGGTTAAAGGAAAACTATCGTAGTGCAGAGACAATGGATGAGGTGAGACTGTATCAAGGAATCTCACAGTGTATAGAATATGTAAAGAATCTTCCTATGGCTATGAAAGCTATAGTATCACTGGAGGTAGAAAATGAGTCTGAACGCTAGTTTACCTGCTGATGCGAGTACTATCCTCTCAGAGCTCAATGCTCTTATTAGAGAGGAGAGAGCTGCTATAAATGCTTTAGAGACTGCTGTGTCTGCTTTGGGAGGTGTTATTACTTCCGACACAGACTTAGATATGGGAGCTGGGACTACTTATATTACTAATGATGTGGATCTTGGAGATCAGGCTCTTGAGGTTGTGAATCTCTCTGCTGATGGTGCTTGTAATCTTGCTGAGATAAGAGGCGGTAGAGCAGGCCAGATTAAGATCTTCAGATGCACTGACGGTAATGTTACGTTTGTGAATAGTGCTACGAATATAGTGCTGAATCGTACTGGGAATCTTACCTCAGCTGACGGTGTGATTCTCTCACTCATAAACTCAGGTGGAGATCCTACTACCAACGTAGATGGTACCTGGTATGAGATGGCTTGTTCTGAGGTTTTGGTAGATGATGGTACTATGGTAACAACTTTCGCTAAAACCTTGCTTGATGATGCTAATGCTACAGCTGCGCTAGCTACACTCGGGCTTACAGTAAGTACCTTTATTAAGACAGTTCTCGACGACACTAGTGCTTCTGATGCATTAACGACTCTTGGTGTTAGTGCTTTTGTAAAGACTCTTCTAGACGATGCTGATGCTGCTGCTATAATGACTACTCTTGGTATAACAGCTTCTATATCTAATATAAATGCTCAGATAGCATCTCTTGTTGCATCAGCAGTAAGTCAGGCAGACCTTACAAAACTCCATGCTGTGACTATTGCGGCTGCTGATTTGAATACTCTTCCTATAGGATATTTACAAAGAGCAAGATTCACTTGGGGTGACGCAGATACAATTACTATAGGCCCTGGAGTATATGATCATAGAGGTACTACTAATCAGATAGTCTATTGGAATAGTACTCTCACGTTTGATAGTACTGATACTGGTAGTCAGTGGTATTATCTCTATCTCGATGACAGTGCGATAGTAACTCATGGAAGTCCTTTACTGACTGCTTCTGAGTTTATTAATAGTACTACTGCTCCTACATGGAGTGATGAGAAGCACGGATGGTATAACGGGAATGATAGATGCATATTCGCGTACTTTGTGAGCGTGGGAAGTATTGTTTCCTTCACCCATGACGGGAGCGATTATTTCATGTTCCGCGTTATATTCGACGGGGTGGACATCAGCGACATAAGCACCACCACGGCCGCCACGATTGCCGTCCCTGACATAGCCCCGGACGCGCAGGTGCTCATATTGGTGGACGCGGATGGCTCTGTCCCGTCAGGGACAAGAGTTACCGCAAGCGGCCATGTTGCCGTTGTGGCTGTGGCAAGCACCACGACAATGGCAAGCACCAGGGTCTCGACAGACTCAAGCCAACAGACCTCAATTAACGCCACCAGCTATACAGGCAAGACAGACATTGCCATCTATATGCAGGGCTGGTACTTCCCGAGGGGAATGTGAAATGGGAAGGACCGCGATCGTCCTCTTCGCAATGCTGGCCTTCTCCTCTGCGGCGATCGGCGCCGAAGAGTGGTTCGGGTCATTGAATCGCAACGAGATCATTGCCGAGACCGCGTTCGTCGGCCTGGCTGTGCTCGATTGGAACCAGACCCTGCAGATCGCCAAGCATCCCGACAGGTACAGCGAGACGAACCCGGTCATCGGGAATCACCCGTCCACGGAGCGGGTCAATCTCTTGATGCCCGCGGGGATTGTCCTTCATGCCCTCGTGACCTATGCGCTGCCGAGGAAATACCGCCCGTTCTGGCAGTATGTATGGATCGGGGAAGAGACGGCGTGCGTTTATCAAAACTGGAAGTCGGGTTTAACTGTGAGGTTTTAGCTTTCATACTTCTTGTGAGGAATAAATACTACTATATAGACACAAAGAATACCGAGAGATTTGTGATTAGCTTCAAATTCGGTAAAGGATATTTTACTCCTCTTGAGGAATATGAGAGCTTTGACGGTTATGAGTGGGGCGGTGTATAGACGTAAGTCTGTATAAATAAAAACGCTATGTTCAAAAAATGAACACAGGAGGTAACACAATGGACGGTAAGGATTTGGATCTTGATATTAAGGTAGAAGATATTGACATTGATGATGGTAGCGGTGGTGATACTGGTGAGGAATCTGGTGGTAAAGTGGAGAAAGAAGATATAGACTCAGACGAGTCTATAGAAGCTTTACGGAAAGGTATTGAGGAATCCTTCGACGACAGGGAGACTAAGCCTCCTACCGGCGGTAAGAAGGAGAAAGAAACTGCTACTCTTGAACTGGATGAGCAGGAATTCTTCTCTGGTTCACAGGACGATCTTGACAATGTTACTAGCGATCCTAAAGCCTTCAACGCTATGCTTAATAATATCTACAAGAAAGCTGTAGAGAAAGGTCATTCTCTCGCTGTTGAGAATATCATGAGGTCAGCTCCTGATATTATTAAAAGCCAGATTGTCCAGCAGATGACCATAACCCGCGCGGTGACAAAGTTCTATGATGACAATAAGGATCTGGCTCCTTATAAGAAAACTGTAGCTTCTATTGCCAACGCAGTAGCAGCTAAGTATCCTGATCAGCCTCTGCACAAGATCCTTGCAGCAACTGAGAAAATAGCCAGGCAGAGACTTCAGCTCAAGAAACAGGTTGAAGAAAAAGAGCGTGGTTCTAATACCGACGCAAGATTTCCTAAGAAACCGAAAGGAGGTAGAGGATCGGATAGGTCAACTGATGGTCTTAATGGGCTTGAAAAAGAACTTGACGAAATGTCAAAAGCTATAGGAGGGTAATACCATGATTGAAAAAGGTTTTGTTGAAAACTCTATTGTCCCGCTTAGCAAGAAGGTTGTTAAGCTGGTAGGTGATGCTGACGGGCTTACATACTATCTGTCTCTTCTTGAGCAGACTGTGCTTGTTGATGCTACTGTTGGTAATGTGATTGTCTATCTTCCGAACGTAACTGAGGCAATGGGTAAGCTGATTGCTATCCACTGTACAAATCTTACTGGCCCTTCTACTGTTGCTGTTAGGGATAATGACGAGTCTTTGAACTGGAGTGATATGTCTCTCACTGCAGACAATGACTGTGCGTTGCTGTACTCTGATGGTATTAAGTGGTGGAAGGTTGTTGACGTAACTACGTGATAAACTATGAACTCTGAATACTAAACACAGGAGGTAGAAAACTATGTTTCTTGGTATGCGTGGTACAGGTGACTGGGTAACTAACCAGAGGCCTGAAAACTGGAGACAGCAGTATTTTAAGTTATATCCAAACGGCAACGCACCGTTGACTGCGATCCTTTCAATGCTCGGATCGGAGTCGACTGATGATCCTCATTTCCACTGGTGGACTGAGGTGTTTGAGGCTATTGGCGGTGTGGTAAGTGGAGTATACACAGATGCTGCATGTGCTAGTGCTTATGCTAGTGGTGGTACTGCAGGGGCTACTTTGTATCTTAAAGTAGACTCTACTCTCTATGGCAGGGTCCGTGCTGGTCATCAGCTTCTTCTCCGCGATAATAGTGATCTTGATGTTGATGTGAACTCGAAGGTTCTTGAGAAGTTCACTATCAGCACTGACTACGTTATTGCTGTAAAGCTCCTTGAGGCTGATAATAACTCTGCCTCTCACGACCTGAGCGATTGTGACTATGCTATGGTTATCGGTAATATCAACTCTGAAGGCGGTGAGATGCCTGATGCAGTAGCTCATGATGTTACTGAGTACTATAACTATACTCAGATCTTCCGTACTGCTCTTGATATTACTCGTACGGCTCAGAGGACTAAGCTCCGTACTGGTGATGCTTATCAGAAAGCGAAAGCCGATTGTCTTGAAGACCACAATGTTGAGCTTGAGATGGCTCTCTTGTTCGGTATCAGAACTCTTGGTACTGGCTCCAACGGTAAGCCTGAGAGAACTACCATGGGCCTGCTTCAATTCCTCAAGACCTATGCCACTGCCAACAACGGTAATTATGTTACTGATACCGACTATGCTGGCAAGGACTGGATTACTGGTGGTGAGGACTGGCTCAACGAGCAGCTTGAAGTTATCTTCCGCTACGGCTCTCGTGATAAGTTCGCATTCTGTGGTTCTGGTGCTCTTCTTGGTCTGAACAGGCTGGCAAAGGCAGGAGCTGAGATGTCTCTTACTCCTACCTCAAAGTCTTACGGTCTCCAGGTTACTGACTGGGTTACTCCTTTCGGTACTATCAGTCTTAAGACTCATCCGCTGTTTTCATTCAACACCGCGGATAGAAATAGGGTTGTTATCTTCGAGCCTAAGAACTGCAAGTATCGCTTCATTGACGATACTACGTTCTATCCTGAGGGCGAGAAGCAGAACACTGGCCATAAGAGACTTGATGGTAAGGCCGAGGAGTATCTCACTGAATGCGGCCTTGAATTTCATCATCCTCAGACTGGTGCTATTCTTGACGGCTTTAATCAGGATAACACTGCATCTGAGTAGTAAGACTTTTAATGTAAGGGGAGGAGTTTCGGCTCCTCCCTTATAAGGAGCTAGGAATGAATCTTTTGCAAATAAGAACGCGGTTCATACAGCTGAGCGGAAGGAATGACCTGGTTGTTGATACTACATCATATGTAGACAACGGTGCTAATTTCTACCTCAACGCAGGCCAGAGGTTCCTCGATAGAAAATACCGCTTTCCAAAAGATACTGGGATTTATCCTAAAGTCCTAGCTGTAGGTAGCTGGAGTGTGGTGTTTCCTTACTGCAGGGCTATCAAAGAAGTATGGGCTGCTGACGGAGAAAGTCGTTGGCAGCTTGAGAAGATTAAGTGGCAGGATTTTCTTGCTGAGTATAATGAACCCTTTGAGTTGTTAGAGAATGGGACTACATTGTATTATACTCCTACAATTCTCAGAAGCATTCCTGAGTCTGATAGAGCAACATCACTTACTACAAGTGCTATTATTGGATATATGCCTACAATGATAGGAGCTCACTACGAGTATAATGGAATACTTATAGGACCTCCTACAAACGTACAGCTTCATTTAGAGATCCACGGATTGTTCTACAGTCCGGAGTTAGTAGCTGATACTGACCTTAGCTATTGGTCAGTGGTTCATCCTGAGACTCTTGTAAGAGCAGCTCTCTACGAGCTAGAGGTTGATTATAGGAATACTCAAGGAGCGAATGACTGGCTTGGAGCGTTGGAGACTCATACTATGGGAATAGATCAGGACGTTGTTGAGGAAGAAATCTCTGAGTCAGATCAGATGGAGGGATAGTAATGAAAGACAATTCCTTTGTGAAAGGTGAGAGTGCTGATAAGAAGTTTGATAGCATAGAGAGAGTCTTAGCGAGATTTTCTCGTAGGCTTCATAAGTCTATTATCTGTGCTGTTCCTCCTTCAGTGATAAGTAATTATTGTGCAGAGCTCCCTGATGACGGGATTATTCTTAGGTGTATATTTCCGTGTCCTGGAAAAGTTAAGGGAGTTACGCTTCATTATACTCCTATCAACAATGACGAGAAACCTACTATCGATATAGTATTCACTGATGGAAAGAAAACAGATGCTGCGACTGTGAAAGCTTTTAATCCTGAGATCAATGATGTTCTTGTGAACAACGGGACTCTAATGGCGCTGAAGCTTAATGGACAGGTAGAGAATATCTGGGTTTCTGCGTTGTTCATTCCTACGATCAACGCTTCAGAAAAAGAATCTCTATCAATAGACCAGCTTGACTCAATAGCAAAAGAAGTATCAGAAGAGGCTTGATATGAGAGAGTATTATCTCATTTTAGATAATTGTTTTAAGAATGGCTTGAGGCCTACTAAGAGTATGCCAAAAACTAATATATTCATGAGTTACCTCCTCAGCGGTAGACCTACTGATGTAGGCCTCGAGCCTTTTGTACCTACGATTAAGAATCTTACATATACATTTAGCTGGCCTTTCCCTCAGATGTTCGTGACTAACAAACACGTTCTGGTAGGAGATGGGACACAGTTACTTGAGGATGGAGTAGCAGTAGTAGCTGATGTGTCGTCAGAGTTATGGGAGATTATTAGCTACTATGATTTTGTAATAGCTGCAAGAGAAGGGAAGGTTTTTAAGAGAGATCCTTCTACAGGTGTCTATACGACATATAGTACGTTTCAGTCTACATTCCCTATGTTCAAAACAGGGTGTGATTTTAGAGGTCAGACTGTAGTAGGGAATCTCTCTCTCTGGCCTACTGCTGATGCTGAAGCGAAACCTAACTGGGTAGCTGCTTCTAATATCGGAGAGTTTGCTTTTAATCCTGATAGAAAGAATGAAGCTATGTTCAGGCCTTGCCACTGGGAAGGTGAAGTGTTTAATGTGAGAGCTTTGAAGAAAGTAGTTATTGTTTACGGAGATGATGGAATAGCAGGACTTTATCCTTCTGAACAATATCTTGGATATGAGGAGATAGCTGACTATGGACTTCATTGTAAAGGAGCTGTAGGAGTAGGAAAGAACAGACATGTATTTCTTGGAAGCGATATGAAGCTTAGAATGATTGATCAGCAGATGAATATAAAGCTTCTGGGATTTGATGAGTATATGGAAACTCTAGGAAGTACAGTTCTTATCTCCAACGCAGGACATAATGATGATTTCTATATCAGTGATGGAGTAAGGTGTTTTGTTCTTGCTGGTGAGAAGCTCTTTGAATGTCCTCAGATAATTACTTCGTGTAGGACCTATGGGAGTGAGACGCTTTCTATTTACTACGATACAGGAATAGATTATTTTCTTGGCGTTACTGATACATTAGATTTTGGTCTTAGGGTGATGAAAACTATAATGACTCTTGAGTTAGGGTGTGGGGATGGAAGTTATTCAGTAGCTCTTGACTGGAGGAATAATTCTAATTCATCTTTTCAGAGAACTCCTTTTGTTCCGGTGAATTCGAAAGGAGTAGCTACTATTATCTGTACAGCTGTTGAGTTTAGGATATGTATTAAGTGTGATGACTATGAGGACCTTGAGCTTTCATACGCCACAGTGAGATATAAGATGACAGACATGACTTCGATTAGAGGAGTATACGCACCTCCTCCGAGAGGACAGGTAGAAGGATAATGCTGATAAAACTATTATCTGAGCAGATAGCTAGATACTGGGATGTTATAAAGTATGCAGTGGAAGAGTCTGTTCCTCCTATCGCTAATGAGAATTATGATAAGATGAATAGAATTCTTGAAGCTCTTCTCAATGGGAGTATGGATTGTTGGGTTTCTGTGAATGATGAGAATAAGAAAATAGAAGCTATCGTTGTCACTACGTTTTCAGAGGATTACTGCAGCGGAGTTAGGAATCTGCTGATATACTCTATCTTTGGATATAATGAGATTAGTGACAAGTCATGGGCTGAAGGGTTTGAGACTCTTTCCAAATGGGCTAAAAGCTGTGGATGTATTAGAATAATAGCTTATACTGATGTGGATAGGATAAAGGAAGTAGTGAACTCTATTGGCGGGAATACTAGATATTCTCTTGTTTCAATTCCTCTATGATCAAATTTTGAACATAGGAGAAACAAATGAAAGTATATGAGAAGATAGTTATTGACATGAACTCTCTTCAGGTAATTGAGGAAGAGAGCTACGAATATGAAGGACCTATTGCTGAATGTAAGGGTGGTGGAGGCTCTAGCGGACAGGTGGATTTTCCTACTTATATGAAGAGAATTCACGAAGATTGGATGGACGAGACAGGAACTGATACAATAGAGTCTAGCGTCACTGACGCAATGAATTCTGCTCTCGGGTCTAGTCCTTTTGCTTCGTCTACTGCTTATGATCCTGATACTGATCTTACGTCAATGGAAGGGTATGTTACTGATATGAAGACCCTTGTGGACTTGCTCAGCTCAGGAACTACTCTTGATACACTAGTTGCTAATATTCTTGATGATACTAATATCACAGCGCAGGCAGCAGCTTTTGATGATGATCTTTCTGATCAGCTTGATTCGAATGTCTATCCGAGGTTCGAGGCTGGAATGAGAGATATTAACTCAGTTATGAGTTCTGCCTTCGTGATTGGGAGAGCTGTGATTGAAGATGGGAGAGTAAGAGAATCAGCGAAGTTCCTTACAGCTCTTAGAGTTAAGGCCTCTGGAGAGGATGCTCTGAGGATTATAGCCTTGAAGCTTCAGTATCAGCAGACACTTACTCAGTTCGGTGTTGAAACTGGAAGAATTAAAATAGTAGCGAAGACTGAGGAAGAGATACAGAATACAAAGTACGACGAGTCTGATGCTAAGTGGGATATGGAAGTATTTCAATATGGAAGTAATGTGCTTGCTTCTATTTCTGGAGCTGCTCATTATGTTCCTGACAAAGCTGCTTCTAACAAAACACAGTCAGCTATTGGCGGTGCTTTGAGTGGTGCAGCTGCTGGTGGGACGGTAGGAGGTCCTTGGGGAGCAGGTATAGGTGCTGTCTTAGGTGCTGCAGGCGGATTATTAGGATAGGAGGACTATTATGTTTGAAGGGCTTAGTAATATAGATCCTAACATGCTATCGTATTTTATGGGAGCAGCTGGAAAGGCTATCTCTCCTGAAGGTACCTTTGGTGACGTTATGGGATCAGCTGCTATGGGAATGGCTGGGAAGAAAATGACTGAGGCTGATAATCAGAAGAGAACTAATAACTTTGCAAAGCTTCTCCAGGGAGCTCTTGCTGGAGGTGGTAAGTTCTCTATGGACAGCGAAGGGTTTAATCTGAAAGCTCCTCATTCAGCGGTGCAGGATCAAGGAGGTAATCCTCTTGATCTTGGTAAGATGATCTCAATGAGTATGCTTGGAGGTCTTGACGGATCAGGAGGTTCTACGGTCACTCCTACCACACCAGCAACTCCTCAGGTTGGAGCTCCTAATATGCCAGGGAATAGTATGGGGAATGCTCTCCCTTTTTCCTCGGACTCTCAAGCGGATTTTCTAGGTAGTGCTAATCTTGAGGGTCTCACTCCGGAGGATATCTCCGTTGCACTACAGTTGAGAGATAGAGTTAATAATCAAGGATGGGACAGGCTGAAAGATATTGAGAACATCAAGTATATGAGAGCCCAGACTGAGAATATGGAGCAGGATAATCTCAGACAGTGGGCTCAGATGATGACTCCGAAGGAAGGTACGGAGTTGCAGAAGAACTATAAAGCTTATGTAGATGAAGCAACAGCTAATAAAAAGAAGCCTATGAGTTTTGAGAGTTTTATGGCTACTGCAAGTAATGACTCTTACAAAGACTATTCTATTGCTAAGAACGAGGGTTATACAGGATCGTATCGTCAGTGGCTTCTTGAGCTGAAGAAGGCTGGTGGAACGATTGTTAATATTGGAGAGAGAGCCTTTGAACAAGCTAGAGGTAAACAGAAAGCAGACCTCTATGCTCCAGATCACCTCTCCAATATTGAGAAAGAGATTAGAGCTGAGATAGCTGATGAGGATAAACAAGTAGCGTTAACTCCTAATGCCAGGCTTGCTAAGTTTAAAGATAAGAGATCGCCTGAGGAAGTTAGAGCTGAGACTGCTCAGAGAATTAGGATAAGGACTATTATGAAATATACTGCAGAGCTACAGAGTGAATTTGGGAAGAATGATATTAAGATGATTGTGAAGCCTGGTGGATCTGTAGAGTGGTGGAAGAGAAATTCAGACGGCTCTGGATCATTAGTTAAGACTTATTAGGAGACTACAATGTCGTATGAAGATGAGCTGAAGGCTTTTGCTGATAGCGTTAATAAAGGTAGTAACTTTAAGACAGAGGATATTACCTCTGAAGGTTCTAAGAGAGTTGCTAACTTTGATGCATTGAAGAGTACTCCTGTAAATAAAATAGAGTCTCATCAAGCATTTACATCGAAAGGAATTCCTATTCTTCCAAAGAATCCTAATGCCTCGAAGAGTCCTTTCAAACCCTCAGCTCAGGAGATTGCTAAGTCTGATATTAGTGAGCTTACTAACTCAGTTTTAATAGACGGAAAAGATCCTATATTCCTCCTAGGTCCTATATCAGGGCCTGGACTAGGCAATGTGAATATAGATACTTCTAAGTATAACTACTGGAAGTGGTCTATGGAGGAGGAAGATCCTAAGAAAGGATGGTTTAAGAATCTTCCTATGAGCGTGACTAAGCTTCCTGGTAGATTTATAATAGGGATGTTCTATGATTATCCCAAGGGAGTGCTTGACGAGTTTACCAGACAGATGGAGTTTGAAAAATCAAAAGAATTTATGACTATGGACCCTGCTAGAAGAGCTACAATGATGACTAGGCATGGAGAGAATCAGTTTCGTAATATTAGTAAGCCTATTGAGGATATTCTACATGCAATGATGACTAGCTTAGGCGTATATGATACTGTGATGGATACTATTAACGGAGAGACTATTTATATAGAGAAGACTCCTGTAGAAGGTTCAGAGTTTGGTATAAAGAATAAGACTAATGTAGTATTCAAACTCCCGACGTATGATAAGATGAAGGAACTATGGAATAAAGATCCTTTCGGGACTGCTGCTCTGTACGCTCCTTTCTTCATCCATGGACTTGCAAAGAGCGCAGCTAAGAGAGCCAAGACTAAAGCCGAGGCAGATAATCTTAACGCAGTTGCTGAGGACGCTCTTAAGAAAGCCAGGGAAGCGAGAGCTGAGGGTGAGAACCTTACTAAGATCAAGAACGAGTCTATAGCCAGACAGGTAGATGTTGCTAAGGATGAAGGCTTCCTTGACGAGGAAGGGTTTGTAGCTCCTCAAGGAGAAGTGAAGGTAGATATCACTGGAGAGGTAACAGAGCAGAAGCCACTTAGTAGAAGGAAGAAGAAAGCTGAGCGACAAAAATCCTCCGTTCAAAAATTGAACAAAGAGGAAGCAAAACCTCCTATTGAGGAACCTACTCCAGTCACTCCTGAGGAAAGAGTAGATAACATAGTCAATAACGAGACTGATAAAGCTACTGGGATTAAGAAGAAAGAGAGAATTAAGCCTCTCAAGAATCCTGAGGAGTCTGAGTTTTTCCAGGACGCTCAGACTACTGCTGATAAAACTGAAGTGTTTAAAGGATTTCTTGAAGAAATGAAAGAAGATCCTGATATGTATCTTGAGCACTTAATCAATGAAGTGAATAGATGGTATCATGGACATGAAGGTGCTGATATTAATCTTGTTAGGAGAAAGCTGACAGAACTATCGTCGAAGATAGATATTCTCAAGGATGATTTTAGAGAATTGGATACAGAGGCCCTTCAGGGAATGCTTGAGGAGACTACTAAGAATATAGAAGATGTTACCAGGGATTATGATTTCTCTGAGAGGTTCGAGGATTTCAAAGCTACAGTTCATAGAGCTTCTCAGTGGGCTAAGAGGTTACAGCCTAAGAGTAAAGTTAGTGAAACAGTAAGAAGGTCTCTTGACGAGAAACCTTTGGAAGAGAGATTACAGGAGTTCCTTGAGGATGATACAGGAAAGGTAGAAGTTCCTGAAGAGATGGAATATGGGACAGTAAGCGATATTAAGTTTTACTCAGGACTTCCTCTTGATAAGATTAAGGCCCTATTGATGGGAGCGGATTTTAAGAGACTGTATCACGGAACTAAGAGTGACTTTGATGCTTTTGATAATAGACTTCTTACTGGAGAGGGAGCTAATGCTTTTGGTGCTGGTACATATCTAACTGAGGGAAAGAGAATTGGTATAGACTATGCTAAGAGATTGGGTAGGGGAAAGGATAGATATGGAATAGATAACTATCAAAAGTTCAAGCTTGATGGTAAGGAGTATATTCCAGCTAATCCTGATATAGCTAATGAATTACACAGATTCTTAGAGGAAGGTGGAAAGAAAGAAGATGTTCTTAATTACATAAAGGAACAGCAAGCACTTAATGATCACTTTATTAATGAACATAAACAGATTGATACTGGGAGTGAGTGGTCTAAGACTGAGATAAAGTCCTTACAGGAAAGTTCTAAGTATTACCAGAAAGATTATGATGCTATAGCTAATGCAGATGTTGTAGAGAGTTCTGAGACAAAACCTACACTATATACAGTCCGTTTAAAGAAAGGTTTTCAGAATATGAACTGGCTTGACTGGGAGTCTGAAGTTCCTAAGAATGTGAGAGAGCTAGTTAATAAATATGTAGACTTCAGTGGTACTAAAAGGTTTAATAGTCCCATGACTGGAAGAGAAGCTTATGAATATATTGCCAGGGCTACAGGAGATCCTTTGAAGGCATCGAAGGTTCTTAATGATATAGGAGTTGATGGTATTAGATACAATGCAGGATCGTTGTCAGGAGGAGTCAAACCTTTTACAAAGAACTTTGTTGTATTCGATAAGGACCAGTTGGTTATAGAAAGAAAGACTCGTAGTCATAATCCTAATATGCTTTATTCAGGAGCTGACGTATCAGGTCATATAGGAAAGATAGCTAAATATTTCTCTGGTGTAAGAGCAGCAAAAGAAGCTTCTTTCGAGAAGCAGCAGAGCTCCAGGCCTAAGAAATTTCTCAGAGATGCAGCTAGAAAGTTCCTAAGTCAGTCTGCTAATCTTAAGAGAGGATTGATAGATGAGCATGGTGAGAGTGGAGGGTATGACGTACTCCAGAGCCTAAACCTAAATATTAGTTCTACCAGTCGATCAGCTGCTCTTGCTGACCAGTTAAAGAAAGAGATTATTAGTGGGCTTTCTGATATACAGAGAGAAGCTCTTAACGAAGTAATCTTTGCAAAGCGTACTAGGACTATTATTGATAGAGACGAATTCAAGAAGAGAACAGATCCTTCATATAAAGCACATAAGAATCCTCTTGGGTTGAGTAGAGAGGACTGGCAGGATTATATTGATAGTATAGGAGAACTTAAAGGCCTTACGAAAGAAGATACAATGGAGGTCTATCGTAGGTCTGATATGCTTTTCGAAGCTGCTAGAGATCAGCTTAGGCAGCTTTATGAGGAAGGGCTTATTACTAAAGAAGTGTTTGAGGATCTTAAGAATCTCGACTACCAGAGACGTCAGATGATTGATATAGTAGATCCTCAGCAGACCTTAGGTAATAAGAAGATAGATATAAGAGAGAGCGGGATTCAAGAGCTCTCTATTGGTAGTGAGAAACAGTTCCTTGAGACTGATTCTATAAGATTGCTTGAGGATCTTATTATCAGAACACAGAATAGGATCTTTGCTAACAAAGCTGCGAAGGATCTTTACGCAATGGCAGAGGCTAATCCTGAGAGCCCAATAGCGAGGCTTAAGAGGCCTGATAGCGGATGGGAAGCTGTTCATTGTTTTATAGACGGTGAGAAGAAACCTATTTATATGCCTAAAGAGTTTGCTGATGAATGGATTACTAAGAACAAAGAAATCTCGTATGAGATAGGAAAGTTTGCTAGACTGATTTCTGGTTCCTCGATTGTGAGAACTCTAGCTACAGGGATTAACGTAGGATTTGCGCTTAAGAACTTCTTTAGGGATTTCGCTTATATGTGGGTAGCTTCACAGCACTATGTGAAAGGGGCAGGGTGGACTTCTACATATTCTTCTTTCGCACCAAAGGCTATAGGGCAGATGGCTTCTGATATAAGAGCTGTATACAAAGATGTTTTCTTTAAGAAAGGGATTTATCAGGAGATGGTTGATAACGGAGTGCTTCTGGACTTCCTTTCTGGTAAGGATAGAATACTCAAGGATAGAATAGGTAAGGTAGGGAATAAGCATGTACAGGCTATATCTGATGCACTACATTGGCCTTCTAATTACAGCGAGTTGATTGGGCGAGCAGCTCTTTATAACAGGGCAAAGAGAAAGGGATTGAGTAACAAGGAAGCTGCTTTTCTTTCAAGAGATTATCTCTTCTTCGGAGACTATGGTTCGTGGACTAAGGCCATTGATACAGTAGTTCCTTACTTTGGTGCTACGATTAAAGCTACTGAAGGGATTTATAGGGCAGCTGCTAGGAATCCTTCTGAGTTTGGGCTTAAGAGTGCGCAGGCTCTTTCCTTTGGTGCAACACTTTATTTACTTAATAGGACCATTAACAAAGAAGCCTACGATCAGCTTAGTGAGAATGATAGAAAGAATAACTTTATTATTCCTTTCGCTATTCCTTATGAAGGAACGGATGGGAAGAGACACCATCTCTATCCTAAAGTTCCGAAGGATCCTTATCAGGCTCTTCTGTGTATGGCTGGTGAAAATGCTATGAAGTATATGATAGGTGACGAGACTGACTCTGATAAACTAGCAGCTATCATACAGTCGCTTTCTCCTATCCAGGGAATGCCTAGTGTTCCTTCTATCGAAGCGCTTTATAGTTATATATCGAATAAAGATTTCTATAGATATGATGATATCTGGCATGGACCTGATGTTGCTGAAGCTGATGCTGGAGCTGAGATAATCCCTTCAGGGCCGAGGAAGACTCATCCTATTTCTAAGACAGTAGGAGAAGTAACTGGTATGTCTCCTGTAAGGCTTGAGAGAGCCTTGAGAGTTATAGTCCCAAGGAATTATCTGACAGATGCTTTCTCGAGTATGACGAGGACTATCTTTGACAGAGCACCTGATGACATTAGAGAAGGTGTTGTTGCTGAGATCCTTGGTACTGATCCGACGTTTAGAAACTTCCTTGCTACTACAGACGACATGAACGGTATGAGAGATCAGATGGATGAGATGGAGGCTAGGACTAATGTTGAGAGAGTAATGCATAACGGGAAGATTGATAGTTTAATAGAGCAGATTAATAATGGAGAAGCTACTGCCGAGAGTCTTTCAGATTATATAGGGACTATGACAGATCCTAATGAAGCTGAGAGATTGTGGAAGAGAGCGGAGAATAGAAAAGAAGAAGTGAAGCTTCCTCATCTCTCCTTCTGGAAACGTATAGGAGTAATGGAACCTGAGGACGCTGCTAAGTCAATGTTTAGAATGATGAAGAGAATGGAGAGTGATGAGGAGAGAGCAAAACTTCTTGATGAATTTGTAGTGTATGATGATCTTCATGGATTAGGGTCTGAGAGGTTTCTTGATGAGTATAGTAGGCTAGACGAGGAATGGAAGATGAAAATAGGAGGTGCTAATGTTCAGGAGTAAGAGAAAGAAAGGAAAGGGCTGTTAACCCTTTCCATTGTTATCCTCTTCGTTCATATTTTGAACACAGGAGAGGCCATCTATAAAATGTATTTTCTTACCCTCGACTCTCACAGCATTAGAGAGTTCGAGGGTTCTTACTATTCGCTTCATTTCTATCTCATCGGAATCGTAGTAGAAGGTTTTGAGAAGTGATTCAAAGGTAGTAGTCTTAGCGTGCTGGATGTATGCGAGGACTTGAGGTAAAGTCTCAGCAATCTGAGATTTACCAACTCCAGTGAATACACGAGGCATTTTCCTTTCAGCCCACTCAAGAGTTTTAATAGCTCTGCTAAGATCATGCTCAGATATAATCATTGAGCTAGATCGTGACGCACTCATAATCATACAAAGTTTCATTACATGAGTAGCACGACGTCCTGTGTATCCCTTGAAGCGTGGGTCGTTGAATTTATTCTCGAGAGGCCCTTCCTTTACATACCACTCAGTCCACTCATCAATAAAGCCAGGAGTAAATTTGAATCTTCCAACCATAGCATTGATCTGCTCTAGATCCTCGTAGAGTTTTTCCCTGAGCTCTATCTCGTATTTTGAGAGGAAATGAACAGGAACTATCTTTCCAATACGGTCTTCACAAACAAAGACAATACGAGAAGTAAGACCACTACCAATAGCGTCTGGTGGAAGAGATGCAGCAATAAGATCAGGAGTAGTAGCTCCTATAATATTAACCCATACTCCGATGATTTCCTCAGTCTGTCTTGAGATAGTTTCATACTTCCATCTCCTTTCACAGTCATACCAGTCACAGAGATCACTCATAAGCTCACGGTTATGGTATCCTAGAAATACAGTAAATTCCTTTGAGAACACAGTGAGAGATGAATGGAATTCCATCTTACTCTCCTCATTCAGCTCACTCTGTGTAGAGTTCTTCATTCTGCTTATAAGTGCTTGACGAGAGGTAGCCTGTGCTGCTAATGTTACACCAAGATCCATCAAGAGATCATACCCAGGTCCCATAGCTGTTCCTTTACGAGAAGCAGAAGGACCGACTAGTATGATATACATATTAGGATACCAAGTTATATGTCCCCATGAGATTTTTACCTTTCTTTGTAACGCTGCTGCTATAACACTTATAGCAGTCCAGAGTCTAAAAGAGTCAGGAGGTTCTGACTCTTTAGTATAATCCATAAAAGAATCAATCCAGTCAGTTAATTTCCTCTCGTTCACTTTTGCCTCCAAAGAATTTTTCATACAGGTCGGAGAAGAAGTCAGGCATAGCAAGATAGAAGTCATGGAGCAGAGGAAGCATTATCTCACGCATCTGAGGATGAGCAGCTTTGGAGCATCTGAGAGAGAACACATGACGCCACTCTCGAAGGTTTGTAGTCATTATGAGTTCTGTTTTCAAAGAGTTAGGGAGAACTGAACGGGCTTGCTGAGGAGACCATTTACTGTCTAAGAGAGTCTTATATCCCTGTTCAGCTAGAAGCATCTGATCAAGCCATACAAAGTTAGCATAGTCTTCACCACGACGGTAGGCATGAGTTGAAGCAAGATAGATTCCTTCCTTAAGAGTCAGCCAGCAAGGAATTATGAAAGCTACATGGTCACTCTTGTAGTTACAGTATCGTGTGCTCTCTTGTGAATAAGAAGCTATCCTGTGACGTACAAGTTCATGACTTACACCGCGATCACATACTATAATAACTGAAGCACTAACGTGCTCAATGACAGACTCATGTCCCTGATTCAGTCTAGCTTTAACGAAATTACTCCATACCTCAGGATCCTCAATATGGTCTGATTTGTAGCATATCCTTCCACAAACATCTATGAAGTTTGAAGGAAGATTATTACTTACATTAATCAGAGTTGCGCTTGGCTTCACTAATCTCATGGAATCCCTCCTCTAATAGTTTTGCGAACTTTTCGATATCGTTAGGAACTTTTTTACTTTTAAAGTCTTTCATTTTATCCTTACACATATTCAGGCCCATAGCTACATCAGCAGGTACAACGAACTCTCTTCCATGAGCAGAGAGAGGAGTCTCGAGAGAGCGCTTTATACGGAGAAGGATTTCAGCATGAGTTTCCCAAGGAAGATATAACGGGATTTGAAAGTCTATAGCATCATGAATCTGAGCAAGGAGTTCGACAGGCCTGAACCACTGCTGATTATAATAGACAAAGTTCAGACCTCTCTCATTGATTACATCAGCGACAGTGCTCTGAGGGATCTGAGCATAGGCTTCTTTAAATGTAGAATCGTTCAGATCTCCGAGAAAGACTCTACTCCGTCCCATAAGATTGACAAGGGTTCTGTTATTGTAAAGGCTGGATTTCACTAGCTGATGGAATCCTTCTCTCACCCCAGGATAGGCTGAGTGGTATCTGTCAATAATCCACTTAGCTTCGCTCTCAGGCATTTCGTATCGGAGGGCAAAGTTCTTATATCCCAGACCATAATTAAGGCCGTGGTTAGCTTTCTTTCCCCAGAATCGTTCGCTCTGAGAACCATCACCAAGATCACAGGTATAGTCGTCTCTGGTAATATCTCCTATAGACTTATCGAAGATAAGGGAAGCAGTGAGGCTATGAAGATCTATCCCATCCTCGAAAGCTTGGATCATAGAAATAACCTTACCCACATAAGCAACGATTCGATTCTCGATCTGAGAAAGGTCAATGCTATAGATAACATACCCCGGATCAGCGATGTAATACTCAAGAATCCAATGAGGAATATTCTGCTGATTCCCTCCTGTCTCAGTAATGATGTTTTCGGAGGAGCTAAGTCTCCCGGTTTCACCTCCAACTGGATTATAATACGACCGGAAGCGGCCGTCAGTATCGATTTTTTCAAGGTCCAGATATGTTCCAAGTACTTTATTCTTGAGGTTCCTGAGTTTGCTAATAATAGAAGCCTCAGCATATCCCTTTCTTGCGAGTCGCTTAAGGGCGTCAACATCTACAGACTCCTTCCACTCTCCTTTGGAGTTTTTCTTTTTGTAAGGAGGTTCTCCTTTTTCAGAGTAGAAATAATCCTTCATTTGTTGAGGAGAATTCCAGTTAATAGAGCGGCCTGCAAGAGTGAATAACTCGTTTTCAAGAGAATCTAGTTTTACTTTAGATTCCTCAATAGCATTCTTCATTCCGTCTAGGTCTATTTTGATTCCTTTCATTGACATATAGACGAGAGGATAAAGGATCTTTCTCTGTCGATTGTAGGTCTCTACATTGTTTTGTCTAATGAGATCTGCTATTTGCTGAGGATGAGCTGCTGCTGTGGAGATAGTATCCATCCCATTGTACTGCCAGAATTTTTCAATAGGACCACCGACCTTGAAGTATTTCTTTCCCTCGGCCTTGTAGTATGGAATATCAGTGTGGATTGAAGTGATGAAGTCAAGGCCTACAGGAAAGTCAGGCATTGTGATCTTTTGTGAAATCATAGTATCATGGAGATCACCCTGCATAAGAATCCCATAACGCCAGAACATAAACGCTGAGTCGAATGCGAAGTTCTGTCCACGCTTCGAGATGAGAGGATCCTCGAGAATTTGAGTTATCATTCTCATTATTATAGCTTCCTGATCTACAGTGAAATAATCGTTGAATCCATCAGTGAATGGAATACAGATGGAGTCTGTAGGAGACCACGCAAAAGAAAGACATGAGACCTCTCCACGTACTACCTCAATGTCGAAGTCTATGATCTGACCTCTGTGGCCTGTCTCCTGGATCATCTCAAGGCAGGAGAGAACCTGATAATAATTAGGTCGGATGATTACTGTCCGTTCAGTAATGTCCATCTCACGAGTGCCAGAGTGCTCACGAGCACGAATGAGATCGTTCTGGATTAAATACTTATTGAGGAACTGGTTTTTTGGAGGGATGACAGTTGCAGGATGGAGAGTAGGAATAACTTTAAGGCCAGGAACGAGGGTGGATTCTATAATCGAACCTCGCCATTTAGTTATTCCTGTTCTTCCTGTGAGAGCATAGAGAGCTACACCGCCTACTGCTACAACAATATAAGGTCTGACATATTCAAGTTCTTCCTTAAGCACTAAAAGATAATCCTGCCACATTACTCCAGTGATAGGTCCTCTGTTGGTGAACTCTATATAATGCTTTAGAGGCGCATTGAGATCCTTTATCACATTAGTAATGTAGCACGAAGTACGAGGGATATTAGCCGCACGTAGGAGATTGTTAAGCTCCCTCCCTGCAGGTCCGACAAAACACTCTCGAGAGATTACTTCTTGCTTTCCAGGCTGTTCGCCTATTAGAGCAATAGGAGCCTCTAAAGGTCCTTGGCCAGGGATAGCTCCTTTGGGTAAGGGCATTAGGATTACCTCCCTATGTTCATATTTTGAACGAAGGTTTAATTACCGTTTAGATACTCGCTGAGCTTCACAATAAATCCGTCTTTGTACGCAGAGTTTATATCAGTTGCAATAGCAGACATCTTTACCTGATCAGCAGCAATGATTCCAGTTCCTGACCCAGCGCAAGGGATTAGGATTCGTGAGCCTTCGAAACCGAAAGTAGAGTAGATCTCTTGCATGAGTTCAATAGGACGCTCGGTAGGGTGAGTCTTTCTCTGAGGCGGAACAGGGGAGAAGTCAAACTGATTGATACGACCTCCTTTCGCAAGAGCAGGAGAACCTTTCCATGCATAGAAGAACATCTCATAGGAATTAGCCAGACGGATATTAGGATTCATACTCTGACCATTACCTTTAGTCCATATTCCAGGAAGCATATTAGTTTCCCATCCAGCATCTAATATCCACTGATTCATTAAAGGAAACCATGGATCTGGAGCGAACCAGAGGATAAGCCAAGAATGTTCAGAAGCCAGACGATAGGCCTCACCAAGCATCTTACGCATAAAGTTTTCGTAGTCGAGAGGATCTATCTCATTGTAATCTTTAAGCTCGTATTGAGTAGAAGCTACTTCGTTCTGAACTTTTATGTCATTAAGGTTTATAGCATAAGGAGGATCTATCTCGACTATATTAAACATTCCAGGATCCATCTGCTTTGCAAAGGTAAAGAAATCTCCTACAATATAAGAGTTAGAGAGCTTCCTAAGATTGTTAGACCCTTTACCTTCGGCTGTAACTCTACGAGCAAGCTCCTGACGGATAACAGTTTCACTCATTTTCTTGAGGATCTTAGCTGCGTCATTTTTAGTTTTACATTCAGCGAAGATCTCCGGCGCGACTGATACTGCATTAGCGAGTTCAATGTCTTGAGAGACAGAGGACTTAGCACGTCCAAGGAGTTCAGCAGTATCTGCCATACTCCATCCGCTGGCATCAGCGAGAGTGGATACCTTTTTTCCATGAATCTGTTGCTGAAGTTCGTGTACTTCTTTCTGAAGCATTATGAGCTCTATCCATGTGAAATCCTTGCGATAAAAGTTCTCATGAAGTTCGATGCTCTTCCGTTCAAGCGCAGACATTCCAGAAGGAAATATTCTCACTGGAGTGGTAGAGTCTCCATTAAGTTTCTTTGCTTCGAGTCTTCGTTCCCCAGCAAGAAGGCGGAAAGGTCTACCATTATCCTGTCTAACCACAGCAAGAGGCTGGATGAGACCTGATTCTTTAATACTAGCAGCAAGAGCTTTAAGGTCTCCCATTTCCTTTCTGGCCCTGTCGTCTACTTCAATTTCCTCGATTGAGATAGTAGCAAATTCAATGTCTTTACTCATCTGTTTTCACTCCAAGCATTGCTAGTAAGTTCGCTGCGTCTGCTGACGTTATTCCGGTGGCAGGTTTTGAAGCTTCTTTCTTCACCCTAGGTTTCTCTGGTGGTGTCCTACGATTCCTCCTTATACCTATAAGGAGGTTATTAAGCTCGTCATCAGACATTTTAGAAAGAGCTTCTTTGTCAAGATCAGCTAGTGTAGCCATTAGTTATCTCCTTCTGTTGCTTTATTTAGTGTGGGTATTACCTCCCTTGGTTTAACAAGTCCTGCCACTATAGCGGCTACTAAACGCTCACTCATTCCTGCTTTCGAGATTATAATAATATCGTCCACGATAGCAGAGAATAGTGGTCTCATAGTTCCCCATGGAAGAGCTTCCTGAAGAGCTTTATATTGATCAGGGGAAAGCTCTATTGAAAGTCTAGGACGGTAATCAGAAGGTGCCATTTAAACCTCCTAAGAAGAAGATCCATTCTTTAATTTATAGTAGAGATTCCTCGTGGCTATAATATCCTCGAGAGCATTATGAGCTTTGATCGGAATCCCGTAGTGGCTACACATAGTTTCGAGTTTAAAGTTTACATTACGAAGGCCTTTGCAGTATTCCTCAGCTATAAGACCTGCTACGTCTATCTTAGGCCACGCGAAGTAAGATCCGAAGTAGAGGTCACCACAGGCTTTGAATAAAGCACGAAGGAAACCTTCATCAAATCCTACATTATATCCAGCGAGAATGAACTTGTCGCTAGGATCGTATTTCCCTATATGACTTTCGAGGAGGCTGGTTAGTCTACTATATACCTCGTAATGATCAGGGAAGGATGAGAGATCCGATTCCTTGGTCTGGTTTACTTCAAGAGCTTTCTTGTCAATCCTTGCGCCTGGATGAGGCCTAATGTTAGTGTGGTAAGTACTTACGACCTCACCGTCTATGTCAATAAGACCTGCAATCTGTATCATAGCGTGGACATTAGGTATTAATCCTGTGGTTTCAGAGTCGATCCAGAAGATTTTGCTACTCATTACTCCCTCCATTAGGAAAACTCCCTGGCCGAATAGACCAGGGAGGATGATAAAGTTATTTCGCTGTCGGAGCAGTGACTACCGACGGTGGCGCAGTAACTGCAGGAGCCTTCCTAACCCAGAGAGGATTCCCTCCCCTCATAAGTCCAGGGAAGTTCTCGTCGACGATCTGGTCTGCTTTAATAGGATCAATAGCATGGAGTTTGCGAAGGTCAGTCTTGAGCTGGGCTATGATTGTTGCAGATTTTTCGTCGAGTTTGTTTTTCTCTGTCTGAGTAGCAGAGTTGAACTCAGCAGTAGCAGCATCGGCTTTACCAGGAGCTTCCATGATCCTGTTGATAAGCTGGTCCTTTGTAAGAATCTGAGAGTCTGTAGTCTTATTATCACAGCCAGATACTATAATCATTGAGGTTGCTAAAGCTATGAGAAAAATAGTTCTTTTCATAAATCCTCCTTACTCAAAGTTGAATTGTCTTATTAATGGGAACTGGCTTGAGACGCTTAAGAAGGAGACAAGAGAGTCGTAGTGTTCTACGTCCTCAACTACAATCTCTTTTACTCCTGCATTAATGAGAATGCCCATACACTGTTTGCAACAGACGAGACAGTTCATGTAAAGAGTGCTACCGATAGTGGAAGCTCCCTTACGAGCAGCGTCTATCACAGCATTCATCTCAGCATGAACAGCTGGGCAAATCTCAAGGCCTTCTCCTGAGTTGAATCCTAGGAATTTTCTAGGACACATATCATCAGGAGCATTGGTTCTTTCAAAATTGTTTCGTTCTTTCCCGCAATGAGGAACTCCTCGAGGAGGACCGTTGAATCCAGTAGAGATAATGCTATTGTCCTTTACGAGGATAGCTCCTATCTTGCGAGAAAGGCAAGGGCTTTTGTGAGACACTGCAATGCAGATAGAGTGAAAGTATCTATCCCAATTCATCACTATGACCTCGCACCTAATAGCTGTCCTGTTAAGGGACGGGCAGAAGCTACGACTGAATTAGAGCCTTCAATTACTTTACTCTCTAAAAGAGCACAGCGAAGATATACAGTATAGACAAGAATATCTATAATGTATTCATCAAACTGCGCCATTGAGAAATTATCCTGATTATCCAGCATATCAGGGAGAGCAGTAAAATGCTTGGACATAAGAGAGTGGATTGATCTCTCAATAGTAAGGGATGAGGCCATAGCAGTAGCTCTAAGATGACTGAGACGATCATCTGTGTGGTGGTAGTAGATTCCCTTCTGCTCAATCTTATCTGCACACATCTTAAGGGTATCGCTGAGAACTTCTATTACTCTAGATTTGTCCATAAAACCTCCAAGAAACGAGAGTGGCTACTACTATAATCATTAGATGATTATAGGCTCACCACTCTCTTGGGTTAATAGTCTAACGACCCTTGACGAACTTCTTCACAAAGTTCTGCTCACCATACTCGTCGCTCTTGGAGACGCCGAGAATAGCCCAGCCTTCCTTACCAGCCCAGTCCTCAGGATCACCTGGGCGTGTAACGTCGATCTCGAAAGCAGCCATGAACTCAGTCATGTCCCAGCGAGAGCGCTCGAACTTCTTGAGATCCTCACGTTTGAGATCTGCGTTTGGGACAGGAAGATACTTGGTGAAGTCTTTAGCGAGCGGATCACTGGGAACCTCGAACCTAGGCATGATGTAAGGGTTTCCATTCTTATCATTTCCAGTTCTCACATCAAGGATACGAAGCTTTACTTCACTGTTAGCGTCGACGACCCTGGGTTCCTGCGATCCTTCCAAAGACTCCATCTGATCAAGAATACTCATTGTGTTACCTCCTTAGAGTTTGATTGTTAGTTTGAATTCCTTATTTTTGCTTATACCCTCTGTTCATTCATTGGACATAGGTTTCTCTGGCTCACCTCCTTCTGATTTATTTGAGTTTCCTTTCAGTTCAGATATACATTGTAGAAGTTGATCTACTTGTGACTGGAGTTTTTCTACCTTTCCTCTTTCAGTGATATACCAGTCGTAGTTACGACTTGCTTCTTTTTGAGTAGTCTTTATTTCAAGCTCTATCATCTCAGACTTATCGAGATACCTTATATCCTTTTCACTGATAGTTTCAATACCTATCATTACATTATCTCCGCTGGGAGTGTAGAGATATTTACAGTCTACATACTCTCGAGAGACAGGCTCCAGTTTTGACATTATAGATAAGACATCCTCTACCTTTCCATGGATTAGATACTGATGGCCTGAAAGTTCTAAGATATAATACATAGCTTCCTCCTTATTTGAGTAACGGTTTGTCGTCTGTAGACAGTTTCACCTTCTTCCTTAGCGCTTTCATATCAGGAACTTCGATAGTATCTATCTTTCCATCTGAAGCGAGACGAGAGCGGGCCATATACATTCCTGTGGATTTAGTAAGGAGCTGATAACTAACACCATCGGAAGATTCCTTGGTTCTCATAACCCATAACTCGTCGAACATTAGAGGGATTACTATAGCTCCGTCACCAGTAGTCATAAAGCGGAAGATCCTACCACGATCAGGATCCTCGTCAAGTTTGAGATGACCAGTAACTACCACATCACAAGGAAGATTAAGAATTCGCTGCATCCAGTTACGAATCTCAATCTTCTGTGGAGTGTAGTCCTTTGTGAAACGAGGAGCTTCTCCAGGAATCCCTGCTTTTTTCAGCAAGTGATTCATAATACTCATTGACCAGGTAGTAGCTGAGTCAAGGAAGTAAGTCCCGAAGAGCTTGAAGTAACCGTTCTTCTCACGCCACTCAAAGTCGTTCTTCCATTTCTCAAAAGCGAAAGGATGTTTAGGATCCTCAGCTTCGTATTTAGTGTCAGCAACTATCTTCCCTTCTTCGATTAGAGATCGAACACACTTTGTTCCACCAGGATCAAAGGAATCAAAGTGAATAGGCTGTCTGCAGGTACGAGAAAAGAATGACTTTCCTGTACCAGACTCTCCCATGAGAAGAACGTTGAACTTTTCCTGCTGAGGATCAGTTTTGTAATAGTCCTGAATTTTAGCAAGTTCTTTTGCTAGGTCTGCGTTCTCGATAGTCATATTAGTACTCCTTTAATTCCAGGTCTACACGCTTGGTAGGAGCTTCAGCAGCTAAAGGATCCCAGAAGTCTATGATGTAGCCAAAGGGAGGCTCCTTGCAGCGCTGAAGAGGATTTGGCCAAGCAGCACAGAAGTTCGCCATCTCGCAGCCGTAATATTTAGTGCACGAGGTAGGGTTTTTAGAAAAGCACTGCATTATACGATCAGAGTCAGAGCAATGTGAGAGTGAGTCAACATCCAGGCGGATGCGATCTATATACTCCCTCATGTTCCAAAGATACTCACACATCATGTCTTTAGTTTTGTGAACAGTCACACGCTCAAAGTCGAATTTAGTTTTGAGAAAAGCTGAGCCATTGACTGTCACACCTTCAGAGTTAGATAAGTCGTCGTTAGCTATCATCATGTTAAGAGCATGGTTGTAAGTACCTACCTGAATACTCTGATCCCACTGATCAGTCCATGAACGAGAGAAGGAATTCTTCTTCGTCTTGTGCTCAAGGACTCCAAAGTGACCGTTGTCTTTGCGCCTGTAGAGCAAGTCGATTTTGTAGATTACATCAGTCTCAGCGTCGATAGGTACTACCCCAGCAAGCTCGGTGTCTATGATGTCGAAGAGGTAGAAGTCTCTAGCATTAGCAGGATAGTTAACATAAGCACTAAGAGCGAGATGAGCATTGTCAGGAGTCTTTGGTGAGAAGAGTTCGTCAGTAGCTTCAGGGAATATCTCCCTATAAGTAGGGAGGAATCCCTCGTAGAAGGCTAGGTCTACTATATCAGATCCAAAGCCATGAGTGTAGAGGATTTCCTTCGCCTTATGCCAGGCCTTTCCAAATTGAAGGTCGTTGTGGATAGGAGTTTCACGAGCCCAGCCTAGGATTCGCTTAAAGAAAAATAGTCGTGGACAGTCGAGGTACTCCTGTATCTTCGTGGAGTCATAGTCGCTCCATGAAGGGTGATAAGGGATAGGGTAGTTCATAAAGTTCCTCCTTTTTATTCTTCTTCTTCTTTAAAGATTATATTACGCTCTACGTATACTCCTTTCTTGAAAAGTAAGAGGTTAAGCCTTCCATGGAGAAGCACAAACGCTGCACAAGCAATGGAGTTCATTACTGAAAGACCACAAGGAAGAATGAAATCCTCGGGGCTGGAATCTTTAAGAAGTCCATTAAACTGCCTAACCATATTGTTAACGTGATAGCGATTCATCGCACCTTCGCTCAGGAAAATAAGCTTTCCATACCGCTTAGCCTGCGAGAAGTCATGTGAGCTTTTAGATACAACATACACGTTAGGCATAAAGCCTCCTTTCAAATTACTTTAACGAATACAGGAAATCGTGGTACTCCAGCTCCATGAGTTAGATGTTGATAGGAAACAACACAAATGCTTCCAGCAAGATATTCTCTGTTCTTCCATAAGAGCTCACGTTTCTCACGAGTGAATCCAGTACCTACGTTGAACCTGGTTCCATCGTCTCCCTTACATACTAGAGCTCCTAATGATTCCTTAGGCTCTCCATGGATAGATATCTCCTGAGTGTAGCCTACTACTTCATACTCATCTTGTTTCTTAGGCTTGAATTTCATAAGAGAAGTTGATCGTCTGGGAATATAAAGGTTATTCCACTCACGAAGGACTATTCCTTCATACCCTTCGTTCAAAATTTGATCATAGCATCGCATGACTTCTTCAAGATTAGAAGCGAGATAGAACTTCACAATCTTTATAGGGCTGTGCTTGAATAGAGGCTCAAAGCTATTTAGGATTTGAAGCCTTTGTGACTGAAGTAGCCCAGGAGCTATCACATCAAAGATATGGTATTCGAGAGATTGAAACTCTGAATGAAGAGAGTTTTCCCTTGAAGTTATTGAGACTATGTCCTCAAAGTTCATTCCGTGGAGGTAGAGTTCCCCGTCAAGGTGATAATTCCCTTCAATAGTAGAGTCTAACCAATCCTTTATATGAGGTACTCCCCATATAGGGTTTTCCTCAGATGAAAGTAGGAAGGAAGTATCTCCGCCAAATCCTTGATAGCGACATCTTACACCGTCAAGTTTAGGCTGGACTATATAAGGAGGAGTCCATTTGAGAAGACGCTTTTCCTCGAATGGATATGCTAACATTATCCCTCGTCTACTCATATAGCCTCCTTATAAGTATAATTAGTATTATGAAGTAGACGATATGTAGATCCCTGATCTCTCTTAAACATTCTAGCTACTTTGTTAGACGAGATTCCAGCACTATATAGTCTTCTCATTAACCATACTTCACCTTCATAGTTTCTAGGATGAGCTTTAAATCCATGCCTTCCTTTAGACATCTTATCATTTACGTTGTCTTGAGCAGTTCCTCTAAAAAGATGTCTAGGATTACAGCAAGAAGGATTATCGCAGTGATGAAGTATTAGATCTTCAGAGGTTATATATTCTCTCGTAACAAAGCAGTAAGCATATCTATGTGCTGGAACGTAAGTATCTCCAATCCAAAACTGGCCATACCCGTCCTTATTTGTACTTGCTTTCCAAGGCCAGCATTCATAGTTTTCTTTCTGATCTACCTTTGACCAGAATAGAGAATCACGATCTATACCTTTTAGCCCTATCATAAGTGGCCTCCATTTGTATTAAGTTGTGGCTTATGAAGCCTTTAAAAGGGGAGCAGAGGTGAGGAAGGCTAAGCCCCTGCTCCCCAGGAGATAATGAAACTGCCCTAACCCTTCTTGACCCCCTTTGCAAGATCCTGAAGCCTCTTGATCTCCGCAGCCTGATCCTCAGGAGTCATCGCCTGGAAGCGAGCCATGAACGCAGCCTTCGGATCGACAGCAGAACGCTCAACAGCAACACCAAGCTTCCACGCTGCGAGTTTCGTTGCGATCTCCTCAGGCTTCTTGCCGGCCTTAAGCTCACGCCTAATACCAGCCTGCAAGGTGATGATACCGTTGGCCATAGCATTGGAGAGAATAGCAGCCTCACCATACATCTGCTGTGCCTCAGCCAGAGTCTCAGGAACCTTCACTGTTACCGACGCGCTCGGAGAGCCCTCTTCCTTACCATTCTTCGCAGTGACGACTAAATCCTTCATGTGTTACCTCCTTGTTTTATATTGGTAAGATTCATTGTGAATCTTTCCTTCGATTACCCACCATGATATATGAAGTTATCATAGGTGTCAAGCCATTTTCGTGTGGTTTTGAACGTTCTCCATAATATTGACTCCCAGCGTTAAGTACTATATTATGCAAGAGAGGTCTCCTTCTCGTACTCAACCATATCCACGAACTGGCTTTCATCCACGTACACCCTACGAGGATAGTCCTTCCCGCCGTCCACGGACAGGGCACCGCAGGAGCAGGTCTGGAAATCGTGCCGATAGCGGGATTCTATGACATCGCCGCACCGAAGGCACTTGGCCGCGTTGCGCTTGATGTGCCGCTTCAGCATCATCCCTCCACCGCCGCAAGCGCGGCATCTAGGTGCTCCAGGATAAGGCACCTTCCGCCATTTTCGCTGCACTTCTCCCACTGGGCACAATCACTGAAGCATGAGAACTCATTGTCCAGCATCATGTCCATCACGGTTCTCGCCCCCTTCGCCGCCTCAATCAGCCGCTTCACCGCTTCGGGGCGGATGTATTCAACGTCATCTTCCACCGGGCATTCTGCGGGAGA